GGCGGGTATTGGAGCAGCCTTAACTAAGAAAACTGTATCTCCCCCACTCTTGGCTAATTTTATAGAAACAGTTACATCTCCTACTGTAGTATTAGCCATATCTATTTCTAGAAGGATGGTTTCCTTAGCACTTAGTCCTGTGTACATCGTGTCAAATGTACCACTGTCTATTGCGATATTTTGTTTTGCTACGCTTTTAAAATCATTTGCCATAATTCTTTACCTTATCCTAATGCTACTGCCATAGCAATAGTAAATCCTTTGGAAGAAGCTGCATTAACACCCTCCACTAAATTTGTTGGTGTGCCTGAGAATGTATTATTCAAGTCGGCAATAGGTCCTATATCTACTGCGGAGAGATTATATGTTGTACGGAATGTTTCTATTGTCGCCGTTGTAGGTACGTTTCTATCTGCCATTGTCTCTAAATCCGTTTAATAATTGTTTCATCATATCTTTAATTTCCGATACTTCTTCCTTTATACTATTTATATCGTTTGTATTGTCTTCCAACTGTTTCTTGGAAACTTGTCTATTTTTACTTGCCATAACCGAAGCCATATAAGCATCAGTATCAACATTAATAATAGCTCCTGACGCAGGATCTCGTTTTAAATCTATTCTATCCGTTACATTATACATATTATGTTGCTAAAGCTATTACTCTCAAATCCTTTACCATTGGTGGTAAACTAGAATTGGTTCCTTGTAATACAATTTTTATGGCTAATGAAACGAATTCGTCTAAAGCGGTTCCTGTTCCATCCACCGCCTTACCGGCCAGATATTGATATTCTTTAAAATCATCTCTATTCTTAGAAACAAGAACAGCTGGATTTGATAATCCATCAGCCGTACCACCAGAGCCTGTAAAGAATACCCAAGGTAAATCATCAAAAGGTTGCGTTTCATCTACACGTTGAATTTTATAAAGAACTTTAATATTAGCATCAGCCATATTAACACCATCAAAATAAACTTTAAGAGCAGTAGCATTTTGTGCCAAAGCTACTTTCTTCGTAAGATAAAGTGCTTTATTATTATCACCAGATGGATTAGTCATCGGAGTATAATTACTCAATGAACCAATGTCTGACGCAGAATTAATGTTATTAAGACGATTAGAAGCACATATCATTCCCATGCGTTGAGTATCAATAACTGGTGAAAGATTTTCTAAACTAGAAGTCATATTTACAGACAATCTTAATGACTTAGCACCGGCCAATTCGTTTGTCTCATTTATTTGTGAGCAAACTATTTGCGGTGCATTAAAGTAATAATCTTCATTTAATGGTAAAGCAAAAGCATTAGATAATGCTGTGGGTGTATAAGCATTCTGGGTAGTTGAATTAACCGATTTACCCGTAGTTGTTTGTAATAAACCAGTCAGGGTTGTATTGGGCAACTCCATTGTTTGGATAAGGGGTTGCATTACATCTGCCGGAATATTCTTTGTAGCTCTAACTGTTGAACCGCCGCCAGTTGTCGTACTTGTCGCAGCCGTTGTAGTTGTAACAGTAAAACTATCTAATTCAATATTTCCAATTCCAACATGAGTAGCATTAAGTTCTATAAGAGGAACACCTGCAAACATATAAAGTTTTACAATACTATTATCATCATGGGCAACTGCTGTAGTATTAGCACCTGTTTGGTCAACCGCACCTCTAGTACAACTCGTTAATTGGGTTGTACCACTTTTGGCTGTATATGTGATAATTTCATCATCAATTTTTACAGTACCCGCAGTTGGAAAATTACTAACATCATCCATAGTAATGGTTGTTGCAACTGCCGTTAATGCACCATTGAGCGCCGTATTTCCTACATCTGAGATTATTCCCGAAACAATAACATTACTATCAACATCATAGTTAGCATGATTAACGAAATTAATTTTAACCGTTGTTGTAGAATTTGTTACTATAGGATTAGTAGCAAGTAAAGGAATATATCCATCATCCACAGTCAATTCATTATTAACAACAGTATATTGGCCTGTAGCACCTGTAGTAAATGAAGCTCGTTTTAAAGTAAACTTCATATCTTCATATTGTGATGCCGTCCAAGTAGAAGCGTTCTGTGATTTAAACAGTGAACCCAATGTCGGTTGTGTTGTTACAGCCCGAACGCCGCCAATATCTACTTCACCCAATCGTGATATCCAAATCTTATAATCAGGAGAATTAGATGCTGCTACTAATGCATATTCCTCACCCTGTCGTAAATAAACAGGAGAATCAAAAGTAAATGTCGTTGCTGTTGATCCATCAGTAGCATTAACACTCACATCTGTTGGTGTCAATTGCTTTACTGAAAATGGAAGAATTTCTTGAGTTGGATAACCATTTTTAACGGTTCTTACTTCTATCCAAACAGGTAAAGTAGCATCTTTCTGTGAAAAGAATAAATCTACACTAGTAATAAACATGCCACCCGCTCTATCACACATTATTGTTTGTGCCAATGGGTCATACCAACCCCCACGGCTCGTTGTAGTAGTAGTTTGTGTAAATGCCCTTTCTTCTTCAAGTTCTTTAACAGTTATTTGGCCATTACGAGTAGCCATAATCAGTTCTTGTTTAGTTTGAACATGACCAAGTGCTTGATACTCTTTTTCACCAGCTGTATTAACAAGGCCGACAACATAACTATTATTTACACTATCAGTTAATCTAAAACTTCTACGTCCTACCCGAAATCGTTTAGCATCTGTATTAGGAATTCTAAATCGGCCGTGTAAAGTTCCAATATTATTTGTTATAAGTTCTGAACCATATACTTGGTCAGTTACCGTTGTGCCACTAAGCCAATTCTTTGCTTCATCTAAAACAAAATTACTGTTGCGAGTACAACCAGTAAACGTGGTAGATGTAGTCCCAGTATAGGTAATTTCTTCAGCAGTTATAAATCCAGGACCAAAAGGATCCGACTCTGTTAAGTTACCCACAGCAATAGTTCCTGTAGTAGGAAATCCTGTCGTAGAGGCAACTGTTACTGTAGTATCAACTTTGGGTAAATTACTACTTAATGTTGTGCTGCTAGATGTTGTACCTGTTGGTTTAACATTAGCATTAACATCCACCTTATCAAAGAAAGCATAAACCCGTGTATTGGGTTTCAAATTCTGAGCTACAAAATCTACATTCCTAGTTCTTATCCACGGAACAATTTCAATATTTGTTACACGATCTCCAGCACTTATATTATCAATACGTTCTACTAAACGAGTATTTTGTCCTGTACGTTTCTGTTTTAAATCTACAGAAGTCGTAGTACTAGTCCAACCGCCAGCACCCCATATCGAACCGCCAGAACCCGATGATGTCGCTCGTCTGTTACCTGACCAAGTTGTATTCCAAGAGTTCCAAATAGTTCCTAAAGCACCAGCTTCTGTTTGTTCACGAAGCAATTGTTCATAGTTACCCTCAACATTAATTGTAATGGCAGGAATACGAGCATCATCCATCCAAATATCCGTTTCTGGATCAAGTTGAATATTACCAATCCACTGTGTAACACTATATGGATTAACACTTTCAGCTCTTGTAGCATAAGGTTGAGTAACTTCAGCAGTTTCAGTATAAGGTAATGTAATTAAATCGCCAGTTTTCTTATACCCATCAACTGTTCGTTGTGAATCCGTAGTATTTTCTTCGGACAAAGTTGCCATATTCTGTATGCCAACTGGACGTAAATGTCCTAATGCCGAATCTACAGCACATTGATAATCTGGATATTGACTATTACCCACATTATGACCTACGAAATTGTCTACAATAAATCCAGATTTGAAACGATTAAGTCCGTCACCATCTAGAATCATATAGGAATCTGTTTCTCTTTCTAAAAGACCAAGAGATGTAGCATATTCTAACTTAGCAATCCTTTCCTCAAGATTACCAATATCTAACATATTATATCCTTTATTTTTTTGATAAAGGACTTCAACATCTTTGGATTCAAATGTATAAGCAGGTACCGTATATTTAGCAACCAACATATTAATATTTTCAGTTGCAGGAAAGATTGGTTGTTCTGCCGGTGTACCTTGTACAATAATCCAATTACCTAATTTATCTAGATAAAGTAAATCTTTTCTTCCCAAATAAAAATCATAATCACTAGTAATATTTCCATCAGGTTGTACTAAATTACCATTTGATGAACCAGTACCTTCAAAATCCTTAGCTACAAATACAAAAGGAGAAACTCCAGGCGCCGTTTGATTTTTAACACCCGGTCGAAAATCTAACGAATCTCTTAATTGATAAACTCCCTTTGGAGTTCTAGATTCTGGATCCACTTTTGAAGCCTGATATTCTGGAATCTCATCATAATCCACTTGGTTAGTATAAGAATCAACAGAGAAATAATCACCGGTGCCATGAGTAAAATAATCATAAATTACTAATAATGCACCTATAGGTGTTTGTACATCTTGTTTTCTAGAAATACGACCAACGTCATAAAAAGAATCACGTTGTCCTGTATCTAATAAGAAATTGTTAGTGACAACTCTATCACCAAGCGTGACTGCGGTAATAGTAGCACTAAATCCAGATGTAGCTCCCGTAATTCTATCAGAGGTTGTAAACGTGCTCGCAATTTTTACATAAGTTAAAGTAGAACCAGCAATAGAAATTACTCTGGCGGTTGCACTTGTAGCAGATCCAGTAATTAATTCACCCACAGTAAAAGTGCCCGTGGCACCAGATATAGTTAAAGTGGGAGCAACTGCTGGCGTTCCAATCGCAGTTGATTCATACACAGCGTGTAATTTATAAACGTCTGCATATGATAAGGATATATCAGAATCACCAATACGTTCACCATAAATCTGTTGGTAAGTACCTGTTGCTGCACTGGAAGCGATAGCTTTATTTGTCATTTTCTGAGCAGTTTTACTTCTCTGAGTAGCAACGGCAACACTAATAGATGCCGTTAATTCTACAGTTGCAGCATTACCTAAAATAGACAATGCTGTGACAGTCAACGTGGTAGTACCACTACCCGTTGCTAGTGTCGTAATGTCTACAACATCACCAACTGCTCCTGTACCACTACCAGCCACTATTATAGTCATAGTATAATTTCTATCAACAGTGGGAGTAGTAAAGGTTTGACCAGAAGGTACAGTAAATGTACACACGCCCGAAGCGTTAGTAGTTACGCCGGTAATTTGTTTTCTAAAAATAAAACTTGTATCTGTAGCGCCACCAGAATTTAAAAGGGTCTTAACTCCATCTTCCGGCATTTTGTAGAGTAATACCACTTCTTCTTCATCATGGAATTTGGCTCGTTTTCTAGTAGCACTAACATTGGTGACTGCATTGCTTAAAACAGACGCAATAGTAAGCGTGGTAGCACTACCAATAGCGGTAACTCGTCTTTCTTCTAAAGCGCCAGCGGCGCCACTTGGGAAAGCTACAATATCACCCACTACTAAATCAGATTCAAAATCTGTATTTAAACCAGTAACAGTTGTTAGAGTAGCCCAACTCACTTGACCGGCTAAAGTTTTATCTTCTGTCAAAGAAAGATCCGCTGTATAATCTATGGCACCTGAAGCAGAAGTATCCATAAAAATTTGTTTTACATCACGAGCAAAAACTTTTTGAGTAGCAGAAGAATTGGTAGTAACTAAAATAGTACCCGCTACTGTATCTGTTGAAACATTACTAGTAAAACTTTCACCAGTAATAAAGGAACCAGATTGTTGCATTACTTTAAATTGTGCAGCAGCTGAAATAGCAGCCACAACAAAACCAGTAGCACCACTAGTAACACCAGTTATTAAAGCATTTAATGTTAGTGTATTTGCAAGAGAAACATCAATCGTATTAAACATTGTAACATCAAACAAATAATGATTATAAATTCCAGTTACGGCATCTGCATCACCAGAGCCATACTCAAAGGCACGGGACCTAGCTAAACCAACTTGTGTACCAGAACTAGAACCTCTACTTGAGGTTTGTTGGTCATAGAGTTGTACCTCTTTAAAGGCATCCAAAGTAGAACCAGATTGGGTAACATCTGGTTGACCATAAACATTATCCACCTTAGCATATTGGCCAAGGTTAGCTGGCACTGTATCATTTTGCACATTTCTTGTAGTACGAGCTTTATCAAAGTTAATATAAGAAGCACCTTGCAACTCTACTTCATATCCATCAACATAAGCTTTACCGGGTGAAATGGAAAATGTTTCTTTAGTTTCCACACCGCCATTTGCAGCAGTATAAACACCTCGGTTTGTGCCGTCATCTAAATTCTCTCTTGCCTCTATATCAAAATGTTTTACAATATAATCGCCAGATTCATCATTTGTGCGGCGAGCAAGCATATCATTAATAATGCTATACTGCGTAGCCATGATTTTATTAACTAAAAGACCATTATCTACTCTAGCCAATTCTACAAAATCACTATCATCAGTTGTCGTTAAGGTTCTTTTCGCTAAAGTTAAAGTAATTTTAAATCTATTAGCGCCGGTAGCTGCATAATTAGAAGAACCTTGAGCATTATCTAAAAGCGATGTATCATCATTTGATGTAATTATAGATTCTGTTATTGTCCATCCAATTCTATACGATGGTGTATTTGTATACTTGTCTAAAATTAGGGTTTGTTCGGTATTTTGTACCATAAACCCACGAATAAAATAAATGCCACCCAGTACGGTTGCTGCCGAACCTGTTGCTGTGGCACTAGTTGCCTGACCAGTTGCCGAAGCAGCATCTACTGAATAAGATGAAATTGCTTTATTTGCAGAAATATTTTCATTATCACTAAAAACTACTGTTGAATTATCTAGTGTAGAAGTAGTAATATATTTTATAAATAAAGTGTCTGGATCTCCAGTACTTGAATCTGCAGCCGAATAATTTATAACTTGAGCTGTAACACCAGAAGTGACGCCAGTGATGATAGCACCAACATATTGACTTAAATAGGTAGCAACAGTATTACTACCAAATGTAGATTGTAGTTTTAGAGCATAATATTTACTATCATACGCCAAACTGCCTGGGATAACAAGAGCACCATCTTTAAATACATGATTACCAAATTGTTCAATTTGATTCTGTAAAATACTTTGTAATGTTGTTAGTTCTCTTGCCTGTACTGCATATCCTGGACGAAATAATACTCGATAAAAATCATCGGATATAGTATAATCATCCCAATAAGGAGATACATTAAAATCTGTTTTAGCTGGCATATTTTATACTCTTAAAATTCGATGATTAACTTTATGTTTTCTGTTTGGTCTGAGGCTCTGGTAATTGGTTTTCTATTTTCTACATAAAGTTGTGTGCCAGAATAATATGCAACTTCTTGAGCAGTAACCGCAGAAACGGTTCCCGTTGCACCCGAATCAGCTCCTGTTACTACTTCAGAAGCAGCAAAGGCAACAAGGTTACCCTGAGTAGCACCGACTGTAACAGAAACGCCTGTCCATTGTGTTTGGATATATTTCAAAACTCTTGTAGAAGATTCCCAATCCACAACGACACCTTTAGCACCCGAAGTACCACCTGTAATTATTTCATCAGCAGTAAATGTGCCTGGAGTAGGTGAAGCAGCAAATGTTACTGACTTCAAAGCACTTAATGTATCCGCGGTAGAAACAGTTGTTGTTCCATAATTGTAAGGATTTAATACCATGCCAACTCTACGAAAATCTTGGTCTACAACAAAATCACCAGATCCTGCCGTACCAGCAATTGTCGTATTAGTCATTATATAAAATCCACCTAATTCTGTGATTGCATTGGATCCATGCCCACCGTTAGGTCCTATAATTGGAGTAACTACTGCACCGGTTCCACTACCAATACCAGAAATGCCACCAACATTAATATCGGCAAAAGTATATCCTGTTCCTGCATTGGTGGACGTTACCGAAGTAATCGCCCCGCCAGAAGTTACGATAGTAAATGTAGCACCCGAACCATCGCCCCGCAGGGTCTGGCCAGTAACTGTAGCAGCTGAAAAACCAGAACCACCATTTTCTATTTTGTATTGTCTAACCGCCCCATCTACCGCCGCGGTTGAAACCGTTGAATTTGTAGCAACTCCCATAAAATCTGTAGTAAGAAAATCTGTAATTTGTGTAGTGGAAAGAGTATACATATACTTCCAAATATAACTATCACCAGTGACAAACTCATTATTACTAGTACCCGTTGGCATAACAGTTGATCCCCCAGCGGCACCACCATTATTACCCATGCACTTATAAACATTATTATCTGTAGTTTTAACATACATTTTGGTAGTAGTAGAAAACATATCTGTACCACCTGCTACAGTTGTTACAGTAGCGGCGTTTACAGTTGCTCCATAATCACCTCTATAGTAATCATAGACAGTAGCACTAGTCCAATCATGCCTAGGTATAGCATATTGTCGGTCGGCCGCTGGCACTCGTTTAATTGCAAGCATATCTCGCCAATACATATAGATATCATCTACATTGTCTAATGGTGTGGGTGGTGCACTATCTGTGCCTCCTCCTGTACCAGCAGAAAAGGGTTGCGGCCTCCCTACATACAGATAAAAAGAATGATTTGCAAGTGCCCATTCATTATAGAATTGATCTGCGTTATTATATCTAAATTGATGTGTTACAATAGCTGCCATAGCATTATTTCCTACGTATATTTATATCCACTATTTATAAAACTTTCATTACGTTTTATATATCGTAACCTGTAATGGAGGACTAATATCGTTTTTTCTGTTGGGATAATTAGTTATATCCCCAATTGTTAAGGTTGTACCTTGATAATCTGTTAGCCAATCACTAATTCTATATCCAGGTCTTGTTTCATCTTGTTTTATTCCCCACCGAACCGCATCAACAACAGCTCCTGTTAAATGAGCAGCTGCAGCAGTTGAATGTTGTCCCCTAGTACACCCAGTAAGAGTATTACCTGCTTTACCTGTATAATCTATTAATTCATTATCTATTTCAATTGTACCTGCTGTGGGATAACTAGTATCAGAAGCTACAGGAATAGTTGTTACACTTGTATCTATACCACTACTTAATGTGCTAAAAGGAATGCCCGTTACATATACATTGTGACTTCTAAAAGTAAGTGAAGAAGCAGACGAAGCTACCATACTGGGTGAAAACATAAATCTATTAAGATCACCGAGATTTGGAGGAACACCAGCATCATTCCCTTTCGGGCCCATTTGGAATCTAGTTTCCAGAACTTGTCGCAAGGTAACATCTCGTTTACCACGCAAACCATACACTTCTTGGACAGTAGTTGACCGTCCACTAATAGAACCAGTAATAACATCATTGATTTGGAAAATACCTTGATTATATCCCTGTTCAAAGGTAATTATACGAACACCCTCGTCTGTGGTATTATCCAAAACTACTTTAGCAGTTGCTCCAGAAGTAGCACCTGTAATTGTTTCGTATAAAGTAAAAGCACCTCCACCAGGACTTACTTTAAGAGCAGGATTATAAAGATTGGCTTTATCATCCGGTTCATTTGCTTCTGCCATTGGAGTTGGGTTAATTGGTCCCTGGGTTGTTGTGCCCAATCTACGTCCAATAAGAGCATTCCATACTTGTGAGTAAAGAGCTCCAAGACCTGTTACAGAGGTGATGTTAGCAAGATAACCCAATGCAGGCGAATTACCGCCAATATCTACTTCACCAAATACTGCCCAACCTGCCGGATGAACTGCAGCTAATAATTCTTCTCTCCAATCCACAATAGATGTTGCTGTACTTACAACATACGAATAATCCTGATAATAATAACTATCTATAATTTTACTTGATGCAGAATCTAACCAACCAGTTTCAGTAAGATATTTACCCGTTCGATTTACAACTGTATCTATACTAACGGGTATACTCGTTGAAGTAAATGAATCTATTTTAGCTGTTTGTCCAGAACTTCCACCGGTGATTGTTTCACCTGCTATAAATGGAGTGGTACTTACTGTATTCAATTCTATGATACCAGTCGGATCATATTGGATTTTAAATTTACCCGTAGCACCTGATGTGGCACCAGTAATTGTTTCATCAACAAGGAAAATACCTGAAATTGCAGTACATAGATAATTAGTACTTGCTACAATTTTAGTAGAAGCTGGATCGGTATAATGAATACCTTGGTCAACTATATTGACGGCAGAAATCTTACCTACATTAGTACCTTTGGCTCGTATTGTACCATTAGTACCAGCAGATGTTGTAATCGTTAATGTCGGTAAAGCTGTATATCCCCAACCCTCTTTGGTTACTCTAACATTAGTAATATCCCTTCCACCGGTGTCCCTTTCTTGAGCAATACTTCTTCCGAGATAAGAGGAGTCCATTGTGGTCTCACCTTCTAATATAAATCTATCAGCAGCTACCATTCCCAAATCTTCTTCGTTGGCAACAAAAATGTTTATTGTATTTGTTACCACAGTAGACTTAAAACCAGTAACACTGCCTACAATGCGTTCTCCCAAAGTAAAAGTTCCAGTTAGGGGTACATACAGTATGGTTGTTACATCAAGTTCTATAGAAACAACTGTACCGGTAGCCTCAGAAGTAATTCCTGTAATAGTTTCTCCGATATTAAAAGTTCCTGTGGGAAGTTCATATGTAATAATAGATTCTTCTAGTAAAATCTCTCCGGGTTGTCCTGGAGTTCCACTTTCTAATGTAATTCTAAAATTATCAGTTAGTGTTCCTGTTTCGGGAGCAAATCCACCATTAACTAAGGAAATTTCCCCGGCCAAATCTGCACCATTAGTATTTGTATTATTAACAACAACTTTATCTCCAATCTCATAACCAGAACCTCCGTTATCTACTATTATATTACTAATAGTGCCCGAAGAAACACTATCTATAGTTGCTATGCCATCGGCCCCAACATCAGATGTAACAGTTAGACCATCAGTAGTTTTGAAATATTGACTCGAACTAAAATCACTTAAAGTAGTAACCGTCTTATCTAAAATACTAGCAATTTTGCCAGTCAATGTTACTCCTGTTACACTATTGGGACCAGAAATTCTATGGCCCGCAACAAATGTTCCATCCACACTGCCTGGATTCAATATAAATTCTGTTACTGTGATACCACTTAAATTATATTGAAATATACTATCTACTATAGCAGTAGCTTCTGAAATAACCTCAAATCCTTGGTTATAATATGCACCACCGATAAGAATACTCAAATCTGTAACAGCCGCCTGTGTAATAGTTTCTCCTACTAATCCTGTTAAATCATCATTGCTATTAACATTATCTTCCGTCATTATTTGACCACCATCTTCCAGAAGAATATAGATAAATCCATTAGCAGAGGAAGAATCTTCCATAACAATAGTAGAATCTAAAGCATAACTACGGAGAATGGTATCATCTGTCCAAGTACCATCAGACAATCGCATAATATTTTTAGTGGGATATGTAATAATAGCATCTTCATCAAGTAACATTCTAAAAAATAATTCGTGACCGCCCCTAGTACCCTTTGCACGATAAAGGTCTTTAATATTTTTTAGAAGATTTCTTTCATCAAGACCAGCAGCCAAACCTTTAGGTATAGTCCGCATATATGATTCTTTAAATTCTGTGAAAAAAGTATCTATGGTATCATCCACATCATAATATTCCATCAACTGTGTAATATTTTGCACAGGATTGGCTGTATAACCACCAATAACTCCAGAAGCATTAGTGTCAGCACCAATGACTTGTTCACCTATAATAAAATTATTTTGCGATGAAATAAAGAGTCTAGAATTTAAATTAATATCTTGGACTCTAATAACTGCGGTTGCTTTTGATGTTTGTCCTGTAATAGTTTCACCATTAAGAAAAGCCCCATAAGTAGTATCTTCTAAAAGGACAGTATCAATTTCTCCAGTACGGTAACGATTAAGACTCTCTTGTAATAGAAGAGAATTAGCTCCAGCAGAGGCCTCTAATGAAAGAGAATCAACAGACCCTAAAGTAGTTAGTTGTAATTCAGCAGATTCTAAAAATTCATAATAAGCTTTTAGAAAAGCTAAAAAATCTGGATGATCCGCTTGAACAAAATCTGGTTGTTGGCCAGCTATTTGTATAGAAACTTTACTTTTTATTGTAGACATTTTTAAATTTAGGCATATGAAGCACTAGTAGAATAAGTAGTACCGCCATCTGACGAACCACCCGCAATACTATCTGCTGCTCCTGTAATACTCATATTTGTAGTATCAATTTCTAAAACTTGATTTCTTACTGGAACAATATCATTAGAACTCGGTACTACTGTTAATCTAATGTAGGTTTGAGTTGCTCCATTATAATCTTCTACGGAGTCAATATTATCCTTGGCGATAACGATAATACCAGTAGAATAATCAATAGTACCCACACTAGCCGCTTTATATACTTTAGCAGAACTTAAAATATAATAGGCTTTAACTAACCCAGCACCATCATCCTCATAATACCAAACATTAGTAGCATCACCTGTATATTTAAAGCCAGTTGACGATAAAATGCCGCCCGGTGTTATGCCGGCGGTAGATGCCATATGACCAGAATGGGGATTAAAAAACGCATTAGCAAAATCTATAGTATATTTTGTCGCTGTTTCTAATGTAGGTAGAAAAGTTTTACTCATTTTAATGGTTGTGATGTTAGATAATATAGATGGGTCTACTTCATCAATCAAATTAACAAACGGAGAATATCTAAATATTGCTTCGTGTTTTTCTAAAGTATCATCTGAATAAGTCACTATAGCAGTAGAAACTTCAGCTGCTAAAGTTTCTCTACTCTTAGAAGTAATAGTTTCATTATATTTAAAATTAACTACTGGAATAATTTTTGTTGTTTCTGGATCCAGTATAACAGGAGTAATAGAAACTACATTATATTCTTCCAATGAAGTAATAATAGAAGTTTTAGTCGCCTCTGTTAATGTATTACCTGCTTGAGGTCGAATACTAATATACACTTTCCCATATACGGCAGGATTATTATATTCACCGCCCCATACAGAAATAGATTCAACATTGGGATAAATTGTTGGAACAATAGTTTTGTAATCAGCAGCTGTAACTGCTCTATTCTGTGCAGCATAATTAAACGGGGCATTATACTTAATAGACTCTAAAGTCTCTGCATTTGCACCACCAGCCGCTACACCTATAGTTGTAACCGTAATATCACTAAAACCCCCTATATTACCACTAGGAGTAAATGCGGTTGCCCCATTAGCATCTGTTTTGTTTGTAATGATGTATTTTAAAATAACAACATTACCATCAGTCAAAGCTTTACCCAATACACCATCACCAAAATAAATTTCCCATTTACCATCAATTGTTTCTTGAATAAAGTAAGCAGTTGTGGTAGAAACAATATCAACCAATGTAGTTGATTTTGTATAAGTGGTTTTAGTAGTATCGGTCGCACTTGTTTGTATTTGGACCGCTAATGTAGAAATATCAACATTATCATTTTCAATAATAAATTTTTGGTCTGCATTTGTGGAATCTTTAGTATATTTTGTAGTTACCCAAGTTCCTTCATAAACAGAAATACCTAGAGTATCAGTACCAAAAATATATTCCCCTTCGGTGGGATTTATGGTTCTATCAGAAATATTAACAAATTGATATCCAACACCATTTATCGTTGTTGAAAAAACAAAACCTTCTGCCATTGTGAGCGTTGTAGTATTAGCATCATTAACTTGTACTTTAAGACTAGCAGTTGCTGCATTAGCAGAGGTGGGAGTATAACCCAATGCCTTAGCATGTGAGGTTACCGAATCCCTTTTAACTGAAGTATCCAAAAACATTTCATTAGCCAACATATTGGCCATAAAGGCATTGTAATGTGTATTGTAAGCAAGTGTATCTAACAGAATATTAAGACCAGAACCTTCAAAATCATAATCTGTAAAATCTGATTGACCTTTAAGGTAGGTTTTTAAATTAGCTTTAATACTATCAAAGTCTAATTCTGTAATTGACATCTTTCCTTTTGTATTGAGTCCTGCTGCCATTATCTTATTCTCTCTAGCATTACTTCTACTGATTCTATTTGTTGTGGAATATTATTAAGGTAAAAATTTATCTGTACAACCAGAGTATTATTATCCATATTTTTAAAATCACTAGTATCTTCAAATACAACACTAGTAACCGTTACTCTAGGTTCATATTTCTGTAAAGAGAATTCTATTTTACCTCTTAGGGTTTCCCTAACAGGTGGGGTAAAATTCTCAAATAAAGATTGCCTTACTCCTGTACCAATCTCTGGATGAAATGGTTTTTCTCCAGGATTCAAAAGAACAATATGTTTTACTGCTCTTTTAATATCTTGTACATCTGTAACCGTAGCAACATCGCTCGTAACCGGGTTGCGAGTAAAAAATAAACTCAAATCCTTATAAATGAAGGTACTTTGAGAACTATTATTAACGGATTCAGCGTCTGTGAACCCTGTATTATATTGTGGTGCTGCCATATGGAATATTTATCTACTTACCTTGACCTTTATACTTTTTCCAACAACGTCTTTTATTTTTATTATTAGGCCTAGAACGAATCGAGTCTCCTATAGATGTTCTCTTTTTTATTTTATTTTTTCTTGTTGAAAATACATGTATTTTCTTAGCCACTTTTCTTTTTCCTTGTTACTTTTTTCTTCTGTCCATTATGATGATGGTGATGATGGTGTTCTTCTACAGCTTCTTCTTTCTTCCAGAAGATTTGTACTATTCCATACAGTACAAATATTGATAATACCAATTTAACTGGAATTATCCAAATTAAGACGCCAATAATCACCATTATGGCACCCAAACTCAAATCTCTATCTTTAATTTTTTCTCTCACAGTACTTAACATCTTTTAATTTCTCCTATTATAAATTAAGGCCCAGCAAACACACTGCTAGAACCAGCGGCTACTGAGGTACATCCAGTAATCGCATCCCCCACTCTACCGCATCCTTTATTATTTACAAACACCGTCGTGCTACCAGTAGTAATCGGTGCTGAATGACCTGGGCATGGAGGAACATCTGGTGGCAATAAATGAGCAGTATTATTATCATCTTGTCTAGATATACCAATATTATTTGCAAACACATTTGAACTCTTATCTAATCTTGTCATGCCGGTACAATGTGTTACATCGGCATCACCAAATCTAGTTACTGCTGGCATTTCTTTCTATCTCCATTAACACTTGTAGTTTATCATTAAAGACTGCCATAAGATTGTGATCCTCTTGTGTATGAGGCTCCTCAGGCCAATCTGGTATAAATTTAATCACGTGCTCAAACGTATCGGGAATATCATCGTAATCTGTATATGTTATCAATTCTCCAGCAACCATTATTACATATTCTCCTAACATGGTGATTTTGTATCTGTTACCACATCACCTGTGGCTCTTGTAGATGGATTATTTCGTTTACCAGTGTTATCAGTATTACCTAATGGTTCTACTTTCTTATATTCTTCTGTATACCCCGTCCATGGCGCTTCTGTTGTCGTGGTAGTGCTATCTGTCATTAATGTATCCCAATCATAGTTATTTTGGTCAGTAACATAAGTACGGCCGCCAGCACTTGTTGCAACTCCTTCTTTAGTCCAATATGCACTTACACCTGATTGCATATCAGCAATAGTGTCTTGGAGGTTGCGAATGTTCTCTCCTCCATATCCATTTGCTAAATTAGCATTTAGGGCCAACATAGTAATACTAGTTCCCATAGCAGGTCGAGGTTCAGGCAAATCTATAGACAACAATTCTAAACTATTAGGTATATAGGAACGCATTGCGCCACTAGCGCTAGTTGCTGTTGCTGCCGCGGTGGTAGGTGTAACAGTGGCAGAACCAGCAGAAGCCGCAGCCTCACCAGAACTATTCATATGAATCGTTCCCAATGCATGGCTTGTAGTCATTTTAACCATCTGGGAAGCACCAGTAACAAGTATATTTGCATTATTGGCTGATTCCATAGAAAACCCTGCATTAGATTTTATATTAATGTCGGAACCAAAGCCCACACCAGATTGTGTTTCTAAATTAATCGTACCAGCACTGGCAGCTGCAGTACCGGCTTTCATATTAATATTATAAGCAGCATCTACGGAAACATTACCAGAGAATGTTTGAATATATCTAGGTGCCACAATACTTATATGTCCTGTAGTGCCGGCAGGAACAGCCACATCAGTTCTACCTATTGCTTGTATGTTTATTAACCCAGTATTAGTTAAAGCTGTATCTGCCGAACTATCAGCTTTGATATTAATAGATTCTTTTGCCCAAATATCAACAGTTCCTGCACTTACCCCATCAATACCACATGCCTTTATATCAATAGCCTTTTTAGCAGTATAATATATACTCTCAGCTTGAGCTGTTTCGTAAATACTTCCAGTTTCTGCGGTTAAGTAAGAATCAACTTGTGCAAAATCTTCTATGTTACCAAGCGATGCTTCTCTATAATGATTATCATAAGCATATAAATTCATATCTGCTGCTGAGGCAATATTAATATCACCACTCATTGTTCTCTCATTATCGACTAAACCATATCCTAGTAGAGTCTTTATCATAATACCACTTTGATTTGACTGTAAAGTAATACCATATTCATTTTGTAGAGTTTCATTACCTATCATTTCCACTTCTAAATGACCAGCTTTCATCCGTATCTTGGATCGTTCATTGGGATTTCTACTTCCCGCCTTATTTTCTGAAGATGTAGGAGTTAAACCAGTGGCATTCATATTGATATGACCACCAGCCTGCATATTGATATCACCATCAGATTTGAGGTTGATGTTTCGTTTGGATGTTATCTCTAAGTCACCACCAGACCACAGTTGTAGTTTCCACTTAGCAGAGATGTCAGCACGGTCATTGTATCGTATCATCACCTCGTCATCAAAGGTGTGTGCTACTTTACCCTTAACATACATATAATCATCATGTATGCGTATGTCGTAGTTGTCACCCTTGACATAATCTACTTTTGTACCGTTATGGTCTATTTCATAGTAAGTTCCGGAACGATGCATTTGTTGGATGCGTTCCCCACCCGGAGTATCATCGTACTCCATAAGATGACCAGATTCAGATTCATATACATGGTTAAATGGGTATCTGGCATTAAAGTCACCTGATGGTTGGTTCCAATGACCGTATTCTATACCTGTTACGGCATTAGGTGAACCAATATTAATTTGTCGTTCTCGTTGATCTGCTTTCCAACATAAAGACCAATGTGGATGGTGGGGTATAACAACCCCTCCTTCCAAATAAGCTGAAAAACTTGAAGTTGCCACAAATTGGTCAGAAATCGTAGCAGTACCCAAACCTGTACCACCCGTTTTCCATGAAATAGGAGCAGGTCCAGCCCAAACGCTACCATTAACTGTTCCCAATTCCATTGTAAAGGTACCATCGCTCTCAGAACAACTCATACATCTAAAAATTCTACCATTTACTTCCTGCATACCCCTAACACCAGCAAGTTGAACTATATCACCAGCTTGTAATGTTGGTATGGCAGGATTTCCAGTACTTCTCTCAGCAGTTGCAAAATAAGATGTATCTCCCCACAATTTTGATTGAGTTGTGACCTTTAAAAATGTATTATCTATACCAGAAATAGGAATGCCACCCATTGCTAAGGGATTAGTATCTGGTTTAGGAACTATAACTAAATCGTTTTCTGATACATCTTTCCATTCTATATCATGTCTACCCAGTTTAGGACTATTAATATTATAAACACCACTACCATATTGTCCACTATCAAATAAATCCATAACAGTTTTTCTTTCTGTGGGACTTAAACTACCTTTAGATAACCAATTGACCCTGGGATTGGGTAATCTAAAATCTTCTTGCGTACTAGCCCAATCTCCTACTTCATATCCAGACGATCCTGCTGTAAATCGAGTATCTGTATTTGTAATACCAGTGTAAGCAGTAGGATCAAAAGAGACGGCGGGTAAATCCCGCATTACGGGAAATAAGGGAAGAACAGGTGCACCACTTGAATCTACAGCCGTAAAATTGGGTTCTAAATACCCAGTTGAAAATATAACACCGTCTCGACCTGTTTTATAAAGGGTATCAGGACTCTCAACATTTCTCCCAGTTTCTTGTTCCTTAGGAGCAGTATCATTACCCGCTTGTGAATAAGTCCTTACATCTGGCCATTTAAATGTACCAAAATGTGTCCAACTGTTAGCGAATCGTTTATCAGCAGTTATTCGTCGTGTCGTTCCAAATAAAGCGTGTAGTGTATCAGAATGAGTGGCTCTTGTTTGTGCTGTTGAAGGTGTAGTTGGATATACCCATGCTGGAGATCCTATATCATTTACATAAGTAAAATCATTATTCTCATCTGGAACTTGTGGCCAACCATCAGTAACACTAGAACTACCTTCCTTTGTCCAATCTACCTTTACATAAGTAGCTGCCGGCACGGATACAGGACTTCTCCAAGAAACATAACTCGGAGGATGAGGAATATTTCGTTGGTCTACTGTAGGATCAGCAAACCCTTTCTCATAATCAAAAGATTTAATATCTGAACTACTAGACACCGTTCCTGGTTTAGTTGTGAATTCTTTATAAGGACCTCTATATTCGGCCCATTTTCCCCCAGCAACGCCACTACCTATAGCAGTAGTGACATTCCAACCAGGCAATGTACCCATTATAATCCAATCTTGTAGGGTACTGGGATCCTTTGTAAACCCACACACCCAACTACCTTCTGTTAAGGTAGAATTTTGTCCTACGCCAGCTGCAGGATTTCCGTGAGCAGATTGCATAACTTCTGACCAAGGTAAGTCCTTTGTCAGAATTTTATCTTTATCTTCATCATGTAGACCCAGCCACCTTACTCTAACTCGTCCAAGTTGTAAGGGATCAAATCTATCTTCTACTACACCTATGCCGAACTCAAAGCCGTCTTGCCCAAAGAAAGCCATTACTTATTTCTCCGGGTCTATTGTTCTATTTTTTATATTCACCCACCTATTTATCTGGATTTTAGGCAATAAAAAACCCCCTTTCGGGGGTTCAAAACAACTGGATTATTATTTAAAGGGTGGGCCAAGAAACCAAACCACCACAGAATATCTAACACCCTTTGTTACAGGGGTAACTCTATGCACCATACTGGAGGGAAATATAACTATACTACCTTTACTTTTAATGGAAGGATTTATAACGGTGGGTTTACCTTGAGAAAAACTTCGGAATTGGAATTGTCCTCCCTTATAATCATCATTAAGTAATATAGTCATACTCAATTTTCTCACATTTCCTAACATCAATTCATTATCACCAACTTCTTCTTTGGTATACATCGATAATCTATCACTGATACCATCATTATGCCAATTATAAAATTGTCCTTTTTTATACTCTGTTATTTGGGGAGTTTCACAATTATTCATATCAAAACCCCAACCAGCCTCTTGATTGGCATGCCGCATAAATGGAAAAACTAAATCATACAAATCTTGGTTATCCGCAAAGGCTATATTACTATTTCTAAATGGCGATTTACCGTGGATATCTTTTCTTCCAGTTTTTCTTTCTTCGGCTGTCAATTCATCTGAATTAGTACCTGCTTTACCTTCTGTAAATTTTAATTGGTGTCCTAATTCTATAATCTCATCACACTTCTCTGGAGTAATAGCATCTATAAAATAATACCATTCATTTGTTAATTTCATCGGCCTATATCCTTAATTTCTTTAAGGGGTATAACTTGATAGGCACCCTTATTGTATGCGGGTGCTATTGTATGCTGACTTTTATATTGTTTTGCCCTAGGCGCAACACCCACCCTACCATCTTTAGATTTTACTTCTCTCCAGAATTTATCATTTTCAGAATCATGTCCCACAGGATTCTCCTGAGGGGCGACTGCTTTACCGTAAGTTATCATTTGCTTCTAGTAAAGATGGCATAGATAACAGCAACTGATGCTAAACCAATCAGTCCCTGTGCGCCAAGAGTTCCAACGATTGCTGTAATGTTACCAATAACATCTACACCAGTAAAAGGAACTGCCTTACCAAAAATGATTTGTGCGACAATAATTAATGCCAATAAAGACACACCGGCTTCTGTCAATTTTTTAATCCATCCTAAAACTTGGTCGAATATTAACATATTATCTCCATTAAACGATTAACAAATACTCTTGAATTCCACTTTTTCTTCTGGTGTTGTCCGAAGATTCTTTTCATCTGCCCAGCTTTCATGTCACTAGTAATCTCAAGTTCTTCACTAGTGTCCCGGATAGTGGCTGCCGGGATAATGTAGAAAGCATCGTATGCCATCCACTTGTGAGATGTAAAGCCACACTTCTTCATATATTTACGTTGCTCAATATGCTTGCGTTTCATTTCGCTCCACATACGAGTCTGCATAAACTTGTCATGTACATGCTTATTGTATCGACCGTTCATACTACTACCGTCTAGGAAGAGGCCGACCATATTGACGCCCGGTGTTTCCTTGATGATGTTCAGCACAGCATACTCTTGACCTTTCAACTTTATCCACTGGTTGTTATAGTGGTATGAACCTTGATTTCTCAATGACCGTCCCAGTTCACCTGTGTTATAAGATTTCTTAGTGACAGGATTCTCAACTATTAGATTCGGTCCGATACCTGCACGACCTCCAGCTTCTAACACTGTTGAAAAGTGTGAGTTACCATCACCGTCAGTCAGCACAAACAGGTTGACGATATCCAAGTTATAGTTATTCTTGAGCATCGGGATAATTTCAGTCAGACAAGATAGCCCCTCGACAAGAGGAGTAGAACCCATACCAAACTTAGAATCAGGATTCCTCATACCTTGGTATGCGTGAGCGAATGTGTAAATCATCTTGCACATTTTATTCAAGTCAGAAGCATTCATCTTGGTGCTAAACAACTGCATCAGATTGAAACAGGTGTGATTGGCGTGCTGAATTTCTCCTATGTTGGAACTGAATCTTTCATTAGCTTCCAGTTCCATCTCTGCAATACTCATTTCGCTAAAACGCTCACTTTTCCAACCATTCGTAAAGGCATAAACTTCAAACGGCACGTTTATCTTTTTACAGAACCATATCAAGGACAACAGTTGATTCACCGTGGCCCCTAAATGGCCAGTCATTGAATTGGACCAATCAAGTAAGAAAACCATACCGTGATTCTTGCCATCGGGCTTGATGATATTCTTTAAAAATACATCCTCGTTATACTTGTATGAAAATAACTTATTCACATCAAGCACGCCCGTCTTAGAAATATGTTCCTTGCGATATTCAGCAGCTGCCTTTTTACGTTCAAATTCTTTGACCATATAGTTGACGATTTTCGCTGTTTTCGTTCGGAAGGTTTTATATCGACTTTCGATAGTGTCAAAAGTAACATAATCGCCTTCCATCGAAGCGTAAAAGTGTTTTTCAATTCCATTGGGGTCAGAATCAAGAATGGCGTATCTTTTGCTGTAATCAATATCTATAGCAAGTTGGTCGATAACCTTTTTGTAAGGAATCACAACCGTGTTCAAATTCGCTTTCGGCAAACGACCATACAACGGTTCGCTATAATTTCGACTATCCCGTAATTCATTTTTCTCACCTTCTGTCATTTTCTCAGCGTTTTCATCAAACTTTTCCTGAGTTTCTGACTTCATATTTTGAGAATCGAGCTCATCCGAAAGTTCCTTATTAGACATTTTGCTAACATCAGCTTCTAACTCGTTGGATTCGCCAAATTGATCAAATTCTTGAACGTCGCCTTCCTCGCCTTCCTCATCTCGCATTTCCTGAGCCGTAAATTCCATAATTGCTCGGGTTGCGGCTAAAACTTCTTTCCAAGAATTACAATCAGCCACCATTTCGACTAATTCTTGTTCTTCGGCATTAAATTTCACTTTTGCCGATAGGCCCAACTTGAAATACAAATTCATGCGGTCAATAAACTGCATATCGAGAATTTGTGATTCATCATCATAAAAGAATTTATTACCAGCAAGAATATTATAGCCTTCGATGAAATTACGAACAATACCCGGATAACGCACCTTGATTTTTTTCTCAATACGGGCATCCTCAACTATATTGAGAATGTCTTTATTATAATCATTAGTCAAGGCCGTCATCCAGTCAAGTGGCTTAGTCCACAAGGCATGACCGACTTCATGGCCAGTCATCATATCATGGACATTATCATTCTTGACCAAATACACGGGTAAAGTGAGTACACGGCTTTTGGTATCAAAGGATGCCGTTTTGGCCGTCACAGAATGACGAACCGTTACATCCTCAGTAGCCAATAACTTGGCAATACGGTCACTTTTTACAGAATCGCTCATACATCAAATTCCTCTTCGTCTGTTTCGACATTTTCTTCAATTTCGACGCCAGCATCAATCTTGGTGAATAAATCAAGAAACGATTCCTTGGTCTCATCATCAAAACGATTAACCGTCAACTGAATGGCCTTCATTTTGTCTTCAAAGATATTATAGGCATTTACAATGTGTACCAAACGACGGGTTGAGATAATTTCATCACAGCCGCCTTCGGAAAACGTCTTACGAATAACATCGGCCCAACGAACTAGATTGACAACCAACTCTGGCTCTGTTTTATCAGATTTTGCAAACTCGTTGGTGAGAATCTTCTCTTCCATCTTGGTGCCTGGATAAGACTGCTCAAGGGTAATAGGAAAACGCTCTAGAAAGGCCTCATTTAATACGTTAGTACCAATAAAGCGTCCATCATCAGATCCTTGACCTTTTGTATTAGCAGTAGCAATAACAGTGAAACCCGGAACAGGATGAACCCATTTGCCAATCTTTTTAATATATATCGATGAGCCTTCAAGAATGGGCTGTAAGCACATAATCTTATTAGAGGCTAAATCAATCTCATCCAACAATAACACGGCACCACGCTTCATGGCAGTAATCACAGGACCATCATGCCAGACTGTCTCACCATTAAGCAAACGAAAACCACCGATTAGGTCGTCCTCATCAGTCTCAATTGTGACATTGGCTCTGACATATTCACGCTTTAGTCGGGCACAAGTCTCCTGAACCATGAGTGTTTTACCGTTACCAGACAACCCAGTAATAAACATCGGGTAAAAGGTACCAGACTTCAAAACGTCACGGACAGTACTAAAATTACCAAAAGGAACATAACCAGAGTATTTGGCTGGGACATAAGAATCCTGCTCATCTTGGACCTCAACATTAGTGGCCAAAGAAACAGTAGCCAAAGAACTGGCCTCAGGGGTAATCATCTCACTAACCGAAACCTCTTTTGAACCATCATCATAAGAGCCATTATCTTGCGGCAAAACATACAACCCACGATCCAATCGCAAATCATCATTATTCACCAACCAAGTAGGCCAAGAATGTACCCTAGGCTCTACATCCACAATGGCCTGCAATTCCTTACGGGTCACTACAGAGGCCTCTTCACCATATGCGGCACGAACGGCACTTACTAGGGCAACCCGTTTGGCAGACATTTTAATCACTTTTTTCATCAATATTTCTCAATTTCAGTACATCCATTATACACGGTTCCACAAGGTATGTCAAATGTTTTTCAAAACCCTTATAAATCAATCACTTACAACACCAAAATACCAATATTTCAAACTCCCAATACCCCAAAAAACCTATGTAAACCATTGATTAATAACAAGAAAAAAAACACCATTTATTCTCCAAATCCTTAGGGAGTGGAGAGATGCTTGCATTTCCGACGATAAAGAAACCCAGGACAAGAACAAGTCCGAGTACCATTACCAAAGGTAGTTAAGGTATAAGAATTACCAGAACTACCTTTAATCTTGCGAGTAATAGGAACTGCATTATATGAACTATTACGATTAGCCATATCCTCTTTTACCCGTCTGTTAGCCCATTCTCTAAGCTCTGCTGCAGTCATTCTACCGGCCCTCTATCAATCACCCAATAAGCACTATCTCCAGAACCATACTGAGTCATATAACCACCATCATACTTCTCAAAATTACAATATGTGATAGTAGACTGATAACCCTTTTCTTCCGAGTAGATATAAGGCCTACCTAACCTATCATACTGTACATCCAGAGGATCCACTAAATCAGTCACCTTTGTACCTATCTGACTATCTAATATCCATTGTTTTGTCCATACAGTCATTTTTTAGTACCTCCCCATAACTCTGCTACCCTCTTAGCTGTTAGAGCCGTTAGAAGCTCATTGTATATTCTATTCTGACCCTCATCAGAAGCCGCTTTCCATGTTTCTTTCCACCACTCTTTATTAGGCCGAGATCCATGAAGATCCTTGTACATATCATTAACTACAAATTCTGCAAATTCCATATTATTATCACCTCGGTCCTTTCAAATAACTTGCACCATAATTGTTTACTACACTAGCACCAAAATCATCAGTAAAAATGTTACCACGAACACCATTAGGTGCAGGCGCTTTCCAACCACCTGCTTTGAGTATGTCACCATTTATCATATTAACAAATGAATGGACAGACCGTTGAAAACCACTGTAATCACGATGAATAACACGGGCATACTTATTACCATATTCAATTTCGATAACAGGTACTTCATTATCACGGCCATCATTAGTGAAATTCATACTATTCCAATAATCATTCATTTTATGCTGAACCATATCAACATAACCATCAATGCGTTCCTGTACATCAATAGGATTCATCTTTTGGTCACTCCATGGGGTTGTGTGTTTCATATTAAATTACCTTTCAAAGGGGATTTAGGTCCCCGGGATTTTTTGAGTATTTCTATAACCATTGACATGACATGGATCACTTTCGGCCACCCCCCTTACTCCGGCTGTTCCTCCCCAACCCTTGAAACGGCCTATATGTGTATCAGAGGCCATCAAAGCGATGCGTGGTGACTCAAGCACCTACGAACCCTATAACGCCTATGGCCTGTAGCGTGCTCACCGTGATAAGCGTCCACAGCGCCACTAGCCACGCCCAACCCTTTAGTGCCTGTTTCATGAGGTCACCTCCATCGGGACGCCATAACGGCCCGCCATGACCCATGTGTTGGTCACGTCACCGTAGGTGCCCACCCGCTCGATGGTCAGATCGGTGTCGAAGCCCGAGGTACGGTCAAGGGCGTTGAACACAGCAACAGCACCAAGCAGCGTGCGCTCGACCAAGAAGGCCACATCACTGCTACCGTCCTTGGTGTAACGTATACGCCATCCACCCTCGGACAGTCCGCTTAACATGGTGGTTTCGTATGCTTTACGCTTCATCATGCTCATATCAGTATCTCCTTATTTTCGGCCCAGCTATGGAAAGCACGTCGATAGTAATCCGGGTCCATTTTCTTTAGTGCATAGCTATATGGATAGAGTATATCGCCAATGTATACACCGCTTGTGGTATCATCTAGCTCGTTATCGAAGTCGCTGATACCCAACGTAAAACCAGTCGGTATTGTATCTTCCTTGCTCATCGTCCCATGATCTCCCATGACACGCCAGAATCAGCAAGGTCTTCCATCTTACAGCAGTACCAATCATAAAATGAGAGGCCATATGCCACTGGATCAACCAACTTGTAACAATGCGAATAATCGTAGGCAAAGTCACCCATGGGAACCTTAGGATTTACATCATCCAACAGATTATCGAATTCTCCCCCATGTTCGACTATTAATGCCATATCAATACCACCGTACATTGTTAAGCTCATATTTTGTTTCCTTTCAGTTTTATGTAATGTTCGGGTTGTGCCAGTTATCTTACAGACTATTCAGTTGGAATCTATCAACCCTTTTCAATTTCAATACATCCATTATAGAAGGTTTTCACTAGGATTGCAAGTGATTCTCGAAACCCTTAGGGATCAATGGTTTACAGCCCAGGAATACCTCGAATTGGTGACTTCTGGGTACAAAATACTTATGGGAATCTCTAGGGATATCAATGGTTTACTCGTCCTCTAGGGGGGTCGTCAGCTAGGTTTCAAAACGGGTGTTTTTACAGATATATGCCACGAAATGTGAGAAATCCTTGAGATCGCTAGCACATTCGATATTATGAGTTATGAGGAATTCACACAGCATCTCCCCAGTGATATGCTCCGAATCGTCCCAATCATATTCAGGTTCAGCTATAGGTTCTACTATAGGAAAGTTTATAATATTTGACATATTAAGAGGTTCTCCTCCCCATTGCTCTATACTTTCCTCCCATGTTATATCTGGTATATTTCCCGCCGAACCTATGAGATTTGGTGATATGTGAATGGGGTACTACTTTCTTTGCAGGAACTACAGTAATTTCCCCCCCATTTGATAGGTATTCTTCTAGCAGTTGGTCGTTAGTTTTCACAGATTTCTCTCTATTAGCTTGATTTGTACCATCCATGGTAGAAGGTTCCTAGTGGAATTGCAACCCCTATTTCACGGTATTTTTAGAAGAATATTGTTTATTTCAGAGTTTTAGATGTATATACGCAATAATTTTCTCCGAAACCCCTTGAAAAATCGTCGGACATATGCGATAAGGATCACCAAAACCGTGAGGGTTATAGTAATATTCTATCGGTTTCTCGTCTGTATAAGCAATAAAACACCATTTACAAAACGGTTTATTGCTTAATGCGGATGATTAGCATTCAGGATGGTTTTATGCGACCCGACAGCTTGTCTGGCGGGCTGAAGCTCCGCCCTCAGAGAAAGTTATACACAGTTATGCACAGACTTATACACAGGGTCATTATAAATCTCTGTCACCATAAGAGGACATATTCTTTTCGGCATTATCTCTAGCATCAACTGCTTCTTCTAGGGTGCTATATGTACCTAAGAAAATCTTTTGTTTATTAGTAGCACCGGGGGTATCAACATATGCAGACCAGCTGACAGTAGGTTCAATTCCCTGATAATTTAGAATAACCATCTGCACCATTTATTTGTCAAGAAACCATTCATAGACCATAATTGTTATAAGCATTGCACCTATCATCGCACTCAGTCCTAGTATAAGGATAATAATACCGCATAGCTCAGGGGACATGGATGCTTTATTCTTTTTCTTTTTTGTTGGTGTCTTTTGGATGAAGTGTCGGTTGGTGAACTCGATTAGCATCGGATACTTCAGCATTATGCTTTGCATCATGCGGGTGAACTCGAAAAGTTTTGTGGTTAGTAGTAAATTCATAGAGTCTGCCTTGTTGGATGATGTCATCTGTTAATATAGGATAGGGTTCGATTTCGGTTTGTTCTTCACTCCAACTATACTCCTTGGAGGTTGGATCATAGGTGACGTTTTTGAGTTTAGATGTCCATTGGTATTTCACTCTGTTTTATCCTCTTGGTAGTATATGTCGAGTAGGCTTTGGTCTTTTGTTATTTCTTTTACTAAGTCTTTTGTGGTGATTTCTTTTCTTACTGCAGCGATGATGAAGGTTGCCATCTGTATTTCTTTTTCTAGCCAATACTTTTTCTTTTGGAGTTCATTCAGCTGCCTTTCGTAATCTTGGAGTTCTAGCTCTCGTTTGACTTTTAGCTCTATGATATCCGTTATGGAGATTATGGTTTGTTCCTTGTCTTCCATTAGGGTTTTTGTTTCTTGGGTTTCTTCTTTTCTTTTCTGTGTTTCTTTCTTTCATTGCCCATGGTTGGGTGTACTGATGCAAATAATTCAAGAGTTCGTTCAATTAACGACATGGTGTATTCACGACTTTGGTGACTGGGATGAGGTACATGAGGTACAGGGGTCCATGGACCTTCTAATTTTATGTATTTCATTTTTATTCCTTGCCGTTCTT